TGGAGATTACATCAGTAAGATGTTAGGCGTTAATGTTACAGACGCTTCCGATATTGAAGTTGTAACAGAAGACTCGGATCTATAAAATTATTTAATGTCTGTTTTATTAGTTGATGGTGATAATTTGCTCACAATAGGTTTTTACGGCGCAAAAAATCTATTTTTCAAAGGAGAACATATTGGAGGTATTTATCACTTTCTCAACACCCTTAGACGTTCTTTCGAAGAATATCAACTAAATAAAATTGTGGTATTCTGGGATGGCGAAAATGGTTCCCAAGAAAGAAGAAAACTTTATGTTCATTATAAAGAAAAAAGAAGAGAGAGGGTTCGTTCCGAAGAAGAATTACATTCTTATACATATCAAAGACAAAGGATCAAACAATATCTAGAAGAAATATATGTTCGTCAAGGCGAATATGAATTTTGTGAAACCGACGATTGTATTGCTTATTATACTCAAAATTCAAAAGAAAAAATTATTATTTATTCATCTGATGGGGATTTAACACAGCTTGTTTCAAGTAATGTTCAAATATATAATCCTTCACATAGAAAATTATATAAACAAAATGAAATAATTCTATACGAACATGAAGAAGTTTTAATTGAAAATGTAAAACTTGTAAAAATGTTTTGTGGCGACGCTTCAGATAGTATAGCAGGAATTAAAGGTATGGGAATCAAAAGGTTTAAAACTATTTTTCCTGAATTAAATACTGAAAAACTCTCAGTAGAAAAGATTAAAGAAAAAACAAATAGTTTATTTGAACAAGATAAACATAATAAAACTTTAGCAAATCTTTTAACCGGAGTTACAAAATACGGTGTGTTTGGTGATGAATTCTTTGATATAAATGAAAAAATAGTTAGTTTGGATACTCCACTTTTAACTGAAGAAGCTATAGAAAATATAAAAGGACTAATAAATGAGGCATTAGATCCAGAAGGACGGAGCTATAAAAATATTATGAAAATGATGATGGAAGATGGAATTTTTACCGTTTTACCAAAATCAGATGACGCATTAAATAATTTTCTTAACCCATTTCTCAGGTTAACAAGAAAAGAGAAAAATATAACAATAACAAAAACAAGAAAAATTAAAATCCAAAACAATGAGTAATCAACAAGACATTACTAAATTTGAATTCCTTTTAACATTAGATGGTAATATTATTTGCCAAAGATACTTTAATGTAAAAGACTATGTTGAACAAGCAAGACGTTCATTAGATCTTCACTATTATATTAAAAATATTTGTGAGGATATTTCCGAAGATTTGAAAATAAAAAGTTCCAATTACCTATGCGAGAATCAAAATTTTATCCTCAATTCAGAGAATGTGGAAGATTTAAATGATGGGCAAAAAGAACATTTTTTAATGGAAATTAAGTTAGGTGATGATGTATTTATTTCTAGAATATTTCCGGCGTACTATTATCATCCAAAGGTAAGATACACAGTAGATATTCGACCAAAACTTAAGACAATTTTGGCAGATTTAACTGACATTTTATCGTCTTACGAATTGGAAACCACATATTTACAATACGAATTATAATTAAAACTATTAACATGACTATGGAAGAAAGGAATTTTGGCTATTTGGGTTTTTCATTTCAACAATCTTTGATAAAAGCGATTGTTGAAGATAAAAAATATGGTGAGAATATTATCGATGTATTAGAAAGCAAATATTTCGATAACGCTTCATTTAAATTTATAATGGAAAACTTAAAAGAATTATATAAGAATTACAATAAAATTCCAGATTATAATACTTTGGCACAGAAAATAATGGCCGAAGGAACAAACAAAGACAATTCAAAAAAACATATTGATACTTTAGAAGCCATTAAAGATAATGAGCAGGATACTTTATATGTTAAAGATACCGCACTTAATTTTTGTAAGCAACAAAATTTAAAAAGAGAATTAAAAAATGTAAATAACATCATTGAAAATGGTGAATTTGAATCTTATCACAAGATTGAAGAAATCATACAAAAAGCCCTTCAAGTTGGAATTTCTAATGATGAAGCGGTTTCTGTATTCCATGATATTGATGCAGCATTAGAAGCTAATTATAGAACTCCAATCGCTACTGGTATTGTTGGTATAGATAACTTACTTAAAGGCGGATTAGGCATAGGAGAATTAGGCGTTGTACTTGCACCAACAGGAACCGGTAAGACAACTTTATTAACTAAATTTGCTAACACAGCTTATAACTTAGGTTATAATGTTGTACAGATATTTTTTGAAGACAATCCAGGTAATATTAAAAGAAAACATTATACAATTTGGAGTGAAATTGCTCCAGACGATCAACCCGAATTTAAAGATGAGGTAAAACAAAAAGTAGATGAAGCACAAACTCGTTCTAAAGGTAGCATTAAGTTATTAAAATTAGCTAGTGATAATGTTACTGTTTCCGAAATTAAAAATAAAATCAGAAAATTTAACTCAGAAGGCACTAAGATTGATTTATTAATCATTGATTATGTTGATTGTATTTCACCTGAAAGATCTACCTTTGGGGAAGAATGGAAAGGCGAAGGTTCAATTATGAGAAGTTTAGAATCAATGACAGGAGAATTTGAAATGGCAATATGGACTGCGACACAGGGTAATCGTGAATCAATATCAAGTGAAGTTGTAAATAGTGATCAAATGGGGGGTTCAATCAAAAAAGCACAAATCGCACACGTTATATTATCTATTGGTAAAACATTAGAACAAAAAGAACATAATTTAGCTACTTTAACCTTACTTAAATCTCGTATTGGTAAAGATGGTGTTGTATTTCAGAATTGTAAATTTAACAATGAATATTTGGTAATTGATACAGAATCTCAAAATACATTACTAGGTCATGAGGAACAAAAGGTACAACAAAGAGCAAATAGAGTTGCAGAGGTATATAAAAAAGCTCAAGAAAAAAAGGGCGTGGTGATTAAATAATAAATAAAAATATAAAGAAGAATTAAAAAATGCAGAAAGGTAAAAAATTTCTGAGTGATCTTAAATTGCACTCAGATTACTTTAAATGGAAGGAAGAAGAACAAAGGTACGAAACATGGGAAGACGCATGTGAAAACATAATTGATGGACACAGAAAGAAATATGTGGGTTATGCCGAGGCAATAGAACCATATTTACAATCTGCCGTTGAAAGCATGAAAGATCAAGCAGTGTTAGCTTCACAAAGAAACTTACAATATAGATATGAACAAATCATGAAACATAACACTAGAATGTTTAACTGTACTTCAGGACACATTGCTCGTAATAGAATATTTCAAGAAATTTTTTATCTTGCATTATCTGGTTGTGGTTTTGGTGGTGGATTATTAATACCTTTCGTTAATAATTTGAGTAAATTACAAAAAAGAGATAAAGGAACTAAAACATATACAATAGATGACTCTATTGAAGGATGGGCAGATTCTTTGGGAGTTTTATTATCATCTTATTTTGTTGATGAACAACCTTTCCCTGAATATGCCGGATATGAAATTAAATTTGATTATTCTTTAATTCGTGAAAAAGGTGCTTTTATTAGTGGCGGTTTTAAGGCTCCTGGTCCTGATGGTTTAAAACAATCATTAGAAAAAATTGAAACATTAATTGAAAAATGGATTACAACTGAAGGCAATAAAATTCGTCCTATTTTAGCATTTGATATTATTTGTCACTCAGCTGATGCGGTTTTATCAGGAGGTGTTCGTCGTTCGGCATTGAACATGATTGTAGATCCTAATGATGATGAAATGATTCATGCAAAGACCGGTAATTGGAGAATGGAAAATCCACAAAGAGGTAGAAGTAATAATTCAGTGTTATTATTAAGAAGTGATGTTCAAAAAGAGCAATTTAATTACTTAGTACAACTTAATGATGGTGCAAATGATATTGGATTTGTATTTGCAAATAGTTGGTTTGATATGTTCAATCCATGTTTTGAAATCTTAAAAATTCCAGTATTAGATACTGTTGATTTTGGAAAGATTCATTATGATGATGTTGAAGGTTATGTAAAAAATAATAAAGAAAAATTTGGTATTCAAGGTTGTAATTTAACAGAAATAAACGCTGAAAAAGCAACAACAAAAGATAAATTTTTAAAAGCTTGTAGAGACGCCTCAATATTAGGAACATTACAGGCTGGTTACACTGAATTTCCTTATTTAGGGCCAGTTAGCAAGGCAATATTTGAAAGAGAAGCTTTATTAGGTGTTAGTATTACGGGTTGGATGAACAATCCTAAATTGTTTAATGCCGAATTATTGGAAGAAGGTGCTCAAATGGTTAAAGACACAAATAAAGAAGTTGCCGCTGTTATTGGTATTAACCAAGCTGCTAGAACTACTTGTGTTAAACCATCAGGCAACGCGTCAGTTGTATTAGGCACAGCTTCTGGTATTCATCCAGAACATTCTGAAAAGTATTTTCGTATTATGCAACTTAATAAAGAAAGTAATACAGCTAAATGGTTAACAGAAAACATGTCATTCTTATTGGAAGAAAGTGTCTGGAGCTCAACTAAAAGCGACTGGGTTGTATTTGTGCCTGTTGAAAATCCAAAAAATGGTTTATTTAAAAAAGACATGAAGGGAATTAAACACCTAGAGTTAATTAAATTAGTACAACAACATTGGGTAAATGCTGGTACAAATCCAGAATTATGTACTTATATGCCAGTTAATCATAATACATCATGTACTGTTATTATTGATGATAAAGATGCTATTGTTGATTACATATGGGATGGTAGAGATTTCTTTACTGCAGTAAGTTTCATATCAGATTATGGGGATAAAGATTTTAATCAAGCACCATTTACATCAGTTTTAAACTTAGAAGATATTGTAACTACATATGGCAAGGGTTCGATATTAGCATCAGGTTTAATTATCGATGGACTTCATTATTTTAATCAAAATTTATGGTTGGCTTGTGATACCTTATTGGATAGAACCATATCTTTAACTGGAACAAGAGAACAAGTATTATTAAAAGAATATTGGTTATCAAGAGCGAAAAAATTTGCTAAAAACTATTTTAAAAACGATTTGAAGAAAATGGTTTATTGTTTAAAAGATGTTCATTTATTCTATAAATGGGAAACCATCACTCGTCAATTTAAAGAAGTTAATTTTGGTGAGATTTTAGATAAACCTCAATACAAAAACATCTCAGATTTTGCCGCTCAAGCGTGTAGCGGTGCTTCATGCGATGTAACTAGTATCTAATGATAGAGGGGGTTGATTATATTATAGATGAGAGGTCAGGACTTATGGTTCTGACTTCTCTTTTTTTATTAAAGCGCGGATATTGTTGCGGTAATAAGTGTTCTGCATGTCCATATTTACCACCCCACCAAAAAGGGAACACAAATACTGAAGAAGATACATAACCATTTTAGTTATGTTTATATTTATATCATATGGCGACAACATACGGTATAGATTTTCCATTCAGACAAAGCTTAGAAGGTAAATTTCTAGCAATGACTGGAACACCCGAAAGAGAAATCAGAGCAGATTTAATACACCTTTTATTAACCAAAAAGGGTAGTAGATATTTTTTACCTGATTTTGGTACTAGATTATATCAATACATTTTTGATCAAAATGACGCAGTTACATTCAATTTAATTGAGTCTGAAATAAGAGATTCTGTTACAAAATATATCCCTAATTTAACAATCACATCTATTGATATTACATCTGCGGAGACAGACCCTAATCAAAATGTATCAATAGCTCAAAATGAAGATAATAGACTTTTTAGGGTTTCAGATTCATCAAATAACGCTTATACCGCAGTTGTTAAAATAAGTTACACAGTTAATGCAGGAGCTTTCCAAGCTTCTGATTTCATTATATTAAACATCTAATATGGCTAAAAAAATATCATACGCAGTTAGGGATTTTGCTAGTTTGAGAAGTGAGTTAATTACATTAACTTCTCAATATTATCCTGATTTAATAAACAATACAAATGACGCATCAATCTTTTCAGTAATGTTAGATATGAATGCTGCTGTGGCGGATAATTTACATTTTCATATTGATAGAGTATGGCAAGAAACCATGTTAGATTTTGCGCAACAAAGACAATCTCTTTATCATATTGCAAAGACATATGGTATTAAGATACCAGGAAATAAACCATCAGTTGCGTTATGTGATTTTTCAATTATTGTTCCGCCATATGGGGATAAAGAAGATGAAAGATATTTAGGTTTATTAAAAGCTGGAGCACAAATTTCAGGTGGAGGACAAACGTTCGAAACTATGGACGATATTGATTTTTCCGATCCATTCAATAGTAAAGGAGAACCAAATAGATTAAAAATACCAAATTTTGATGCTAATAATATTTTACAATCTTATACAATTACAAAAAGAGAAGCTGTTGTAAATGGGGTAACGAGAATCTATAGAAGAACTATAACAGATTTGGATCAAAAACCATTTTTTAAAATTTATTTACCAGAACAAAATATCTTAGGTGTAACAGCAGTAATTCATAAAGAAGGTACCACTTTTGCTAGTAATCCAACTACGGCAGAATTTGCTAACACAACTAATAAATGGTATGAAGTAAAAACAATGATTCAAGACAGAGTTTTTGTTGCTGACCCAACATCGGTTTCAGATAGTCATAATTTTAAAGCCGGTACTTATATCACTGTTGATAATAAATTTGTAACAGAATATACACCACAAGGATATTTTTCATTAACATTTGGTTCTGGAAATGTAAATCCATTAGATAATTTGGATAATTACATGAACGGAACAATGAAGGTTAATTTAGCTTCTTTCTTGAATAACACATCTTTAGGTGCAATACCAAAATCAAGTACAACTTTATTTGTTAAATATAGAATAGGTGGAGGTCAAGACACTAATTTAGGTGTCAATATTATTAACAGTGTTGATAATGTGGAATTCAATGTTAATGGTCCGAGAGATGATTATAATCAACAAGTTGTAAATTCATTATCAGTTACAAATATTACACCAGCTGTGGGTGGTGCAGATCAACCAACTATTGAGGAGTTAAGAAATATGATTGCATATAATTTTTCAGCACAAGATAGGGCAGTTACATTGAACGATTATCGTTCATTAATTGAAACAATGCCAGCAGAATTTGGAGCACCTGCTAAAGTATCTGTAATGGAAGAAGATAATAAAATAAGAATTAAATTATTATCATATGATTCAACTGGTAATTTAACTGACACAGTTTCAACAACGTTGAAAAATAATGTTTTAGAATATCTTTCAGATTATCGAATGATCAATGATTATATTGACATTATTGCAGGAGAAGTAATTGATATGGCGTTAGATATCAGTGTAACAATAGATAAGAATGAGAACCCAACTGATATTATGAGATCAATTATTAGTGGTACAACATCATATTTTGATATTTCAAAAAGAAAAATGGGTGATCCATTATTTGTTGGTGATTTACAAAGAACTGTAGGTCAAATTAGTGGTGTTATTAATGTAACTGAACTTAAAGTTTATAATCAAATAGGGGGACAATATTCCTCGTCTGAAGTAGCACAAAATTATGTTGATCCTGTAACAAAAGAAATACAACAGATAGATTCCACTATTTTTATGAAAAGAAATCAAATATATCAAATTAGATTCCCAAATAGTGATATTCGTGTGAGGTTCAAAACATTAACAACGACTACATACTAAAATCTTTTTTGTTTATTATAGTAGAAAATTGGGTTTTTTCTATTTATAGTTAGATGGCACAACAACACAGAATTCGCAGAATTAATACAGAAGTTGGTAAAGACAAAAAGGTAACCATTGAATTAAATCAGGACTTTGATTTAATGGAAATTTTATCTTTGAAATTCAGTCAAGTACAGGCTTATACATCGTTTTGTTCAGATTACGGTGTGGTTTGTGGTAGAATATCCGTTAATAACGGTTTAGGGATACCAAATGCGCGTGTTTCTATATTTGTACCATTAAAGGATAAACACGTAGATGACCCCGTTATTTCGGCTTTATATCCCTATACACAAGTAACAGATAAAGATAAAAACAATTATCGTTATAATCTTTTACCAGCACGCCAACAACATGGCGGACATACTCCGACAGGTACGTTTCCAGATCAATTAGATATTTTAAACAATGAAGCTATATTAGAAGTTTATGAGAATTACTACTCATTTACAGTTAAAACAAATAATTCAGGTGATTTTATGATATGGGGAGTACCGTTAGGAACTCAAACAATGCACGTTGATGCTGATTTATCCGACATAGGCTGTTTTTCTTTACGACCATATGATTTTATAAGACAAGGTAAAGGTGTTGATAATTTCAAGAACAAATATACATTCAAAGCTTCAGAAGATTTAAATTCACTACCACAAATTGTTTCATTTGATAAAACCATTGAGGTATATCCATTTTGGGGAAATGAAGATTTTTGTGATATTGGAATAAGTAGAGCCGATTTTGATTTATCTGATAAAGGAATTAAAATACAACCAAAAGCATTTTTAATGGGTGGTATTTTTACTGATACAGCAAAAAATTCAGTAAATAAAAATTGCACCCCTCGTCAAAAAATGGGTCGTAAATGTGATATGACAGCTAAATCTGCAAAGATTGAA